CACTAGGTAATTCTATTTCTTGCTTTACGTTTGGTAAAGACTTGTCTATTTCTGACATTATTTTTCTCCGAGTTCGATACCACTATAGTCTTTTTTCCAGGAACATTCAACCCTTGTGGATGAGGTCCTCTTTCTGGTGGTATCGTAGTTGTTAGTTTTTTAGTCATCTAATAATCCTAGTCCTTGTATTGCTGCAGAAGCTGCAAACCCACCTATACCTAGTCTAGACAATCCTTTTAATGCAATTTTTGGTAAACCTAATCTAGCAGCTTTTCTAAATGCTGATGGCAGTCCTCTTGTTAGTTTTGGTGTTTGATCTGCAAATGCAGGGTACAAATAATTTAATGGATCTGTTGCAATATCCGTTGGTGAATCTCCTTCAGCTATTTGACTCGCAATATCTCCAGCTGCAAGAGGTGCAAGTAATAAAGGTGATGCTGCAACTCCTAATCCTCTACCTAAAACTCTTAAACCTGTTTTAGCAATACCTGGTGGTTTTCTTTCAATACCAAGTGCTCTTGATTTACTTGCTTTGATTGTTGAAGGTGCCGCAAGTGCTGTTGATCCTACAACGGATACACCTAAAGCAGGTAGTTGATAATCTAATATTGCAGGTCTTTCTATGTCAAGAGAGACAGGTTGTGTTGCCATATCAACTAACATATTTTTTTGTTGATCTTCGTTTGATAAATAAGTTGTTGGATCATCATTTCTAAATGCTTTGACTAACCCTATCGCAGTTCCTATAGCAGCACCCGCACCAAATGTTTTTACACCTGGTGATTTTAAAAAGTTAGTAGCAAAAGTTTTTACCATTTGCATTTTAGGAGTTGGTGCCTCTGCTTCACTTAAAATTGTAGCGGCTTTAACAGGATTTTTTTCAATTGCTTTTGCACAACCTGGAACAGCTAGTCCACCCTCGTTTAATGCATTACAAAATCTTAATTGTTCTCCTTTACCTAAAGTTGAAACAGCTTTTCTTAAGTCATCTTTTGTAACTTCAAAAAAAGGTCTAGCCCCTTTAACATCTATAAAATATCCTTTGTCTTTTGCAAACTTTCTTATGTCTAAACCTTTCTTAGCATATCTATCTAGATCGGCTTTATCATAAACACTTTCAACATCTGTGCCTTCAACCAAAGAGGCAAGTCTAACTTGATCAGCAGCTTCCTTTCCAAATTTTTTTTCTATGCCTGCTAATCTTTTAACATTAGTTTGTTCATTAAATAATCTTATTTTTCTTTGAAACTTGGCTGTATCATTTTTGTATTTATCTAAGTAAGATATTGCTTTTGATAAATCAGATTGTTGTCCTGCAATATATCTATTTAAATCCGATCTTGTTAGATCTACAAACGCAGAAAAAGGTGCAATGTTATTTCTGTATGCACCTTTAACAGGAATAATTTCATTGATTGATGTACGATATTTTTTAGGAATTTTCATCTTATCAAATATTTCATTCATCTCTTCGGTGTATTTTGTTTTAAAACTTTTAAAACTTCCCACCCCTTTTAGCTCTTTATCAACCTGTCTTAGTCCTTGTTCATAGACAGGTGCAGACCAAGGGTCTCTCTCTTTAAGGTTTGTTAAACTTTTAAATATAAATCTTGCTTTATCTTTGTCTGGTTTAACATCTATACCCCTAATCTTATCACCATCATATGCTCTTGCTAATGTAGACATTGCATAAGATGCTTGATAAGGAGTTGCGCCTCCTAAAACGTTTATAGCTTTTGTTCTTCCTTTTTTAGTCCATAAGTCACTATCTCTGTCGTCTAAAAATTTTTGAATTACTTTTGAATTTTTAAATTTGTTTACTCTTTCTATAGTTTCTTCAGAGGCGAAGTCCTTGTCCATAAAATCTTTATACTCTTTAATTTTATCTTTAAGACCTGTTTTGCTTATAAAAGTTTTTTGATTTGGTATTACCGTAAAAGGAAATATTCTATTAAATTCTTTACCTCTAGCAGAGTTTTTTAATGTTCCTCTTAAAGCTTTTATATTAGATTCACTTATTCCAGATTGTTTTGAAAACTCTTGTAATGTGATTGCATCTTTAGGAATTAGATCCGCATCTTTTTTTATTTTGGCTAACGTTCCTAAAGCTGTGTTTAATTGATCATTTGTTAAATCTGCAATTTTTTTCTTTCCATGTTTTTTAATATAATTATCTTTAAAAGTTTTGTTGTTGTCAAAAGCTTCTCCAAGTTGTTTTACTCTATTTCCTCTTCCTTTTTTTAAAGGAGTAATATTTTTTATATTTAATTCAGGAACATTCCTAACTATATAGCTAGCTCTTTTTATAGCTTCCGTCTCAGTCATATCCTCAAGACGCATAACTTCTTTTATAAACTGTTCATTATCAAAATATTTTTTACCTTGGACCGTAAAAGTGTTTTCTTTAATCCATTCGTTTAATGCATTTACTGTAGATAATAAGACTTGGTTTTGACCAAGAACTTTTAAATTTAAAGCAGCTAGTCTTTTAGAGATAGTATCAGCAGAAGTTTGTAAATCAGATTTAGCTGTATTGACATTTAAAGTTCCTGCTTTGTGTTCTCGTTTTAAATAAGAATCAATTTCCTTGATTCTTTCTTTTGACATTTTTAGTGCAGCCATTACACCTCCAGGATGCCGGCAAGACCACCGTTTCTAAATCCAGTGCCAATCTCAATGCCTAACTTCATTTGTATTTCTTTAATTGTATCAGGAAACTCTTCAGGATTTTTTAATGCTTGATTTAATACTTTAAAATATTCTGTTTTTTCTTTTCCTTGTAAACTTGGATCGACAGCAAGTTCTTTAAACATTCTCGTAATATCTTTACCTGTAATTCCATATTGTTCTACGGCTGCAAAACCTTCTCCAACCCCTTTTTCTAAAGCTTGTTTTCTTTTAAACATTCCTAAAGCTTTACCAACAAGTTTACCTCTAACATAACCTGGTCTTGCTAAACCACCGTCTGCAAATTCAAAATCATCTATGTCAACAGACTCAGGATTAAAACCTCTATCAGTAATAGTTCTACCTTTTGCATCTCTAACACTGACTAATCTTTCTGCGAATAGTTGTATATCATTCGGTCCATCAAGTCTTGCAACTGCTGCTGCAACTTTAGGTCCAAAATATTTTTGTACCAATAACAATGGATCACCCATACCACCGCCACCACCTTCAGTCATAAATCTAAAATCATCTGCTTCCATTAAACCAGATAGTGTTGGACCACCTGGAAAAGTCGGGTCTTCTAAATCTTTTACTCTGTTTAAAAATTCTCTTGCATTTGCTCTTACAACTGGTTGAGCCGCAGGTGCTACACCTGCGTTAAGATAAATTTTATTTACAATATCATCTACAATTAAATTACTACCTTTGACATTTTTAATTGACTCTAAACCTTCACCTGTAAATGTTGATGCATCTGAAAGAGTTGGTCCTGCAATATCATCTGCTCCTCCACGTGAACCCGGTGGTGGTAGATCATCTGCCATAAATCTTAAAGACTCTAATCCTTCTTTGTCTAGACCTTTAGTTCTTGTTGCCATGTCTGTAATGTTTGCTGGCGCTGCAGGTGGAAAATAAACCTCGTCCATCTTCTGCATATTTTTTAAAAGTTGATTTGCTTGGATATCATTTAATTTACCTGATACAGCATACCCTACTGAGCTTGTTAATTCTTCTACTGCTTTTGATTGTGGTAATACAGCAAGAGCCTCTTGGTTGATATCCATGTCCAACATCAACTCTGGAGACTTACCCTTTCCTAAAAAATTTACATTTGTTTTTGTGCCAAGGACCTCGGAAG